CCTGGGGCGCTTAGCATGTACAGAAATTCGGGAAAAAAGAACCCGCTGTAACTGTAGGGCTAAGATAGCGTCAAGCTGGGAGTATCAGCTCGAACCAAGACCGAGTTTGGAAACTGGTTTATCCTTGGATTTTTCATCATCATCATCAGCGTCTTTCTCCTCATCAAGCAACGACTGCAGCTCTTCCAAACCTGTGTCAAATGCTAGACGCTTCACATCACTCATTTCCTCTGAGCGACTTGTCAAAACTCCTTTGATCGAATTAAAAATATTCCGATCAATAGACACGCGATCACCTCTCGGTGATTTGATGATGTCGGTCAATTGACTCCACAATTGTTGTCGCGACCGATGGTAAGTAACATCAGTAAGGATCGCCTTACTGAGCCAATCACTCAGTTGCGTTTTTCCACATTCTAATGGCTTTGTGAGAAATTTTGTCCTGCAGCAAGCGTTCTCAGGACTTCAGGGAAGAAGCGCGCTGCTGCCCCTTGGGCTCATCAATGATGGTAACAGGTGGCGGCACAAGCTGCCAACCCTTTGAAAGTGCCATTTTAACCATAGGTAACTCCTCAGGCTCTGATGCGCGGACTGCCTTCTTCTCTTCTCGCTCGGAAATTGGCGAGCGCAGGCCAAGCTTCAATTCCAATTCAGCTTTAGCATCGAGCTTTGGGTCCAGCGACAAAGATGGTCTTGCTCTAGTGTCTGCAAGAACCTTTTGTGTAATTTCAGCGATGAGTGCTGCTTTATCAATTTGCATTGCATTCTGAGCAAGAGCAACCGCGTGACACACTGTGTAAGGCATAACAGCGTAGTAAATGTCCATTGTGCTGTTAGTCGTGATGGTGTCAGAACCACCCGTTCCCTTAGTCCAAGTGCCACTGTTCCAAAAGTGGGATATGGAACGGGGTCCAGCAACGCAAAAGTGCGTGTACAGCTTGTCACCGGTCACATTTGTGCCTCCATTGTTCCACTTGAGCTGCGTGCTTGACTCAGGTTGAGCAGCCAACCAGCCAGTTGGCGTTGTGCCAAAGTCAGCAGTGGTGGCAGGCGTCACCTGCAGAAACATAATGAGGCCATTTTGTTTCCCAATTTGCTCAGCCGAAGTCAACTGAAATTCTTTTGTATCATCGTAATAAATACCATAGACGGTCAAGTCATCAAGCGGCGTTCCTGGAAAAGAAGCGCCCTCTGTTGTTGATGCATCAAAGAGCGGGACAGGAATACCGTCCGTGAGACCCAGCGGGTTCACCCAATCTCGGCCAGAGGTCAGGTTGAAATGCATGAAACCGGCCCAGGGATCATCATTGAAGGTGTCACTCTCATCATTAGCAACACAACACTCTATTTGGTAGTGAAACATGAGCTCACCAAGCACGAGAGTGTCATCGATTGGGTAACCGCCAACACCTCCAATGCAGTTGACCGGCACCGAAATCATGAAAAGAAATTGCCCTTGTGTCCTGTCTTTCTGCGGAGACGCGCCGGAGGGATCATTGAAGTACCAACCACCGGATGGACCTGGTTCCAGGCCAACTTTGCAGTAAAGTGTGGTGGGTTTCTCGAGCCCAAATAGCACTTTGTTTGTGTGCGAAAGGTACTTACTTTTTGCACGCGCGTCAGGTTGTTCGAAGCCGACTGTAACTGCTGGTGTTTTTTCGTCTGGGTTTGGTTCATACACCATGATACCTTCGCCTTTGTTCATGCCTCTGCTGAGTCCAGGTTTGTAGGAAAAGCTGGCTTGCTTAAAGCGCCACTTGCCGTAATTGTTGACAGCTCGCTTGAGACGGCCATTCTGCTGGATGATCCTAGTTGGGTCAAGGGCACATTTGAAAAGGACCTGGCCTTGATCTTCGAGTGTCGTTTGTGTTTTCGTTTCTCCGCCGCCAGGACCAGCATCGGCAGTGACTTCAAGGTTGGTCAGCCAGTCCTCACCGGAGAACAAAGCATAATCAAACCCTGAGCCGCGAGCTTGGCGGATTCTTGAGTTCGGTTGACCCTTTCCTCCTTTTCTCGACTGGCCTTTGCGCGTTCCCTTGCCCTTTCGAGTGCCACGCTTCTTGCTTTTGCGAGATCCTCGTTTCGTGACAGCTTTAGCAATTGCTCTTGCTGCTTTTTTTGACTGAAGCAACTTTCTTCTCGCTCTTTTTCTTGCTTCCCTTTCCTTTAAAGGATTTTCCCATCTTGAGAGTTTCTTCTCTAAAATGAATAGGGTTTGTTCTAAGCGTGATTTCTGGTCCTTTAACAAGTCCACTTCCTTTGATAGCTCGTCCGATGAGACCAGAAGCTCCAAATGCGTGCTTGCCAAAAGTTTGTATTGCGTCACCAAAGTACTTGGGTTTACTTGGGTAACCGTGAATACGTCCGACGTTGTCGAAGGTATTTGCGAATCCAGTGATGGCGTTGGTGACTGTCTCCTTGACGTGTGAGGCTGCGTGTTTTACGTGCCTCGTCTTGGTTTTTGCTTTTTGTCCAGTCCATGCACTGGACTAGCTTGCATGGAGCCAAAAGTTAGCAAATCCTTGCAGCTCACTGTCTGTGAGACTCTCAAATCCGAAATAAAGTCGACCCAAGTCATTATCAGTCACATATGACGCGACAGCTTGGTCCCACTCAGGATCTCCTTTAAGTCCTTCGTAGACCCACTTGTATTCTTCAATGACAATGTCCAACTCACGTCGAACTTTCTCATTGCCCCATGAAACATTCCTCATGTTACATAGGCGCTGCATTTGCTCCCAAGGCGTCCTCTCAGTGCCTCCTTGCAGAATCGAAGAGTACATTTTGTCACGATCAATAGTGTGAACCCACCTTTGCTCAGTGTGGTTGTAATGAAAATGAAGAGAGAGGAATCCCAACTGATCGAAAGGTCGCGCTTCCCAGCAGGGTGTTTCCATGACAAAGCCCAAATCATCCCAAAGAACTTGCGCGAAAAGCCGTCCATTGAATTTTTCAAGTAAGTCCGGGTGCACCGTGAAAGTGCAGTCATCTCCAAGATTAATTGGGGCGACCTTAGTCATGAATTCTCTGTAATCGTGAGAAACAAGTTTGATGAATGCATAGCAAAGCGCAAACAGCATCAACAGAGTGTTGTCATGAGCTGTTCCAACCTGGCCCGTTAAATTGCCACCTAAGCCAAAGTCCCCTTTCAGAAAAGCATAACCATCAGGCTCGATGATCGGTATTCTCGAGATCATGAGGTATACATTGCGCATTCTATGCCAATTTTCTGGTGTTTGCTCTTCTCTCTTGAGAGCCCGGAACTTGAGAGCTGCGATTTTCATCAAGCAGGCCTCAAACATATGACTCTCCCAAGCACCACCATCAAATTCCCATCCATTGGCAATCTTGCCAAATTTGCCAAGAAACATGGCCAAAGCCTGCATCCCTAAGCGGTAGGGCGACCAGCCCAAGGCCATCCTTGATTTGATAAAGTGTTGTTGGATTTTGTGGTGCATGTCAAAAGTCAATCGTTGGTTGAACATGTTGTGGCCCGCATCAACAGCAACGACATTCCGCAGTCGATTGAGCAGCAACTTTTTGAGTGGTAGGATTTCCTTTTTGACTGTGATTTGTGCTAGGGAAGGCAAGCTTGCCAACTCGCCATCCCATTGACTCTCCAACCAGTCAATGCACTCTTGGTTTTCATAAACCTCCTTCTTAAAGGGAAATCCTGCCTGAATCCACGGTGAGCCAGCACTCTTCTTG